TTTCCAAAAACAGCCTAATCATTAATGATACATTCTTTCTATCTTCACCAAACCCACCAGGCAACCAATGACCAACAAATAGAAAATTAAAATCTTCTTTTATTTCGTCTAATTCAAGAACTAATTCATCGTCTGTAAGATCATCATCAGCAATAGGAAAGTATTTATTCAAATCAGCTCCTTCAAATAATACCTTAACAGGTTTTTCTAGAGCTAAATTACCCTCTAACTGATTAGTTGCTTTATTTCTTTTTTCAAATTTAGATTCTTCAAATACTTTTTTAGCGTGGTTTGATGATACTAAATTTAAATCCATTCTATTAACTCCTTCTATCCAAGTAGGAGCACATAATGTAGTTTCAATACCAGCAGTAATACCAATATTGTATTTTCCAACAGGTTGAAATTCATTAGGAACGGTAATTTGAATCCAAACATCGGGTTGGGATTGCAATTGGGGAGCAGGATAATAATTATCTAATATTTGTTTTTCCTCAGGAATTTCTGGATTCAGAGCACCATAAGGTGTACTACCCCATCTTTGAGGTAATATTTTGATATCATATTTTCCTGTTTTAAATAATGCTTTAACTATATCTCTCGAACGAGCACCATATCCACTAAATGTATCAATGGGGCAACTTACTACAACAAAAGGTTTGGCCATAACTTAATATAATAATTTGTGACGTAATTTTTTCTTTGGGTATTTTTCTATCTTAATTAATTCAAATGATTTTCTTGGTTTCCAATTTTCGAGTGTTTGATCAATGTATTTAATTACATTTTTGCACATCCAACGAGCAGACATCATTGCTTCATCACTAGTAACCCAGTTATGTCCTAACATTCCACGTCTTACTCTTTCTTCTTTTCCTAAATCGAAACATTCTCTAATTGCTTTAGATAAATCTCTAAAATCCAATCTATCATCCCAAATATAAGGAGTAGGAGGTGAACCAACAAGTGAACTATTACTTGGAAATACTGGTATAGCCCACTCACCATGTTTTTTATATGTTCCAAAATGGTTTGAACAAAAATCTGAACTGAATTTAATCCACTCACCATTTTCATCTTCAAAACGCATTTGGTCTTGCATACCACCAGTTACATTAGCAATAATCATCTTACCACACATCATTGCTTCAGTTAAACTTAATCCCCAACCCTCATTTGATGAAGGTAAAACACATACATCAGATAAGTTATAAATTAAATTAAGTTCTGGGGATGATATTCTATTATTTGAGAAGAATATATTTGCTTTATCATTACACAATAAATCTTTAACTGCTATCAAGTCAGTACCATGTTCATCAACAGGTTGAGTATGTAATACTAAAGCACATTTTGCTGCTTGTTCATCTGTTAATCCATCAACAAATAACTGATATGCAGCTATTAAATCAGAGGTACACTTACGTCTAATGTTTCTAGCATTATAGAAAACAACGTATTCATATTCTTTACCTCCAAAAAGTGTCTTTTTAATTTCTTGCAGTCTATTTTGTTCGCTGTGATTTACATCAACAGGAAAGAACATTTTTTCATTTATACCATGAGGTACATAAGCAATGATTTTATCTTTTGCTTTATCACCTAATACTATTCTGTTAATGTTTTCTGTTTGTTTACTAATTGCAAGCAAAGCATCACATGACTCATAGTATGGCTCATTGTATAAAGGAGCAGGTAAGTCATCCCAAATATTCAAATAAATAAATGGTAGTTTTTTTCTAAATTCATTCTCTACTTGAAATAACCAAATCCAGTATCTTGGATCAGTAAAGAAAAAGATAGCATCTGGTTTTTCATGTTTGATTAAATCTCTAATCAATTCAGGAGTACCATAACCATCAACAGGAAGAATTTTAACCCATGAATCTGTTATACCAGCATGATTGTTGGTATCTTCAGCTACATCAATTACTTTTCCTTGTTCTGGGTGTTTAATAGCAGCTCCAACATTGAACCAATTATACCTGTGAGCTGTTCCAATTACAATTTCTCTTGCCATTGTAGCGATACCAGAATGCATTCTAATATCATCGCAAAGAAATAAGATCTTTTTCCTTTGTTCTTGGGGAATGTAACCTTCTTTCATTAACCTAATTTTAGTTGTTTTTAATTATTCACTAATAGTAGCCTTTTTTTCCAAATTCAAACTGCTGTGGTTATGTACTTGTTTTCTAAATTCTTCATCTGTAAGGTATAGATGCATTGCTCTATCTGTTAGTTTTTGAAGTGAAAATTTAGTACGTACACACATAACTTTGAATTCGTCGAACAAGTGTCCATGTACTTTAACACTTGTGAGCTGTAACTTATTTTTTTCCATAGCCGATTTTGATATAAATATATACATCAATACAAAAACTATGCTACTTCAAAAAATTTCTTTTGAGGAATGTTTTTATCACATAAATCCGGTTTATCATTAAACGGACACCATGTACAATTATCTTTACTTACGTTTTTCATTTGCTCATGGGTTCTATAAACTCCATCTTCAAAAAATGCTTCACTTAAAAATTCTTCAAAGTGAGTCATTATTTGCTTACGTTTGATTTTACCACTAGCAGGAGCCCATAATTGAATTCTTGGAATTACATAATCATCGTTTTCCCAAATTTTACGTTTAACAATAAAATACTGAACATCGATTTTATCAACATCAATTTTATATTGTTTAGCAAAGAATTCTTTATACAATAGTATTTGTGATATAACTGATTCGTCTTTTTTCTTTTTATCATTCCATCCACTACGAGATGTTTTGATATCATAAATGATTACTTTATCTAAGTCTTCATCATACAAAACAAAATCAATATAGCCTTTTAGGAATATGTTTTTAGTTAAACCAACCATTAAAGGCATCTCAATACCTAACAATCTCATATTACGTACTGAGAAGTATTTATTTCTGTTTTTCTTAAACCAATCTATAATTGCAACTCCATCTTCATAAAATTCTTTCATTTCTTCAGGAGATGAAAAATGCGTTTTAACTTTATTATATTCTTCTTTATAGATTGTTCTAAAACGTTCTTTAAAATGCTCAACAATATCTATTCTGTCAGCAGCAGCACCACTTTGATTATACATTATTTCAAAATAATGCTGGAGTGATTCATGCATTGCTGTTCCAAATACTGTATGGATTGATGCTTGATAAGGAGCTAAGTTCTTAATATAAGTTAAGTACCACTGATGTGGGCATCTTCTGTATATTGAATATTGAGAATAGGATACACTATTTTGACTACCATAATTCAATTCAGGCAGTTTAGTTTCCTTAATTAGTTTTTCAACATCAGTTAGTTTTTTCTTAGCCATATATTTTTCTTATCTCCATTCCTAAATCAGCATTGTTTGGATATTGCTTAACTAAGTCTTGAATTGTATTTAATGTAGTAATTTCTTTTTTTAGGTATTGAGCTAAGTCAAGTGCTTCTTCATAAGCATGCTGAAGCATGTTTTGGTGATTGTTTTCAGCTAGGGTAGTATTGTATTTATCTAATCCTCGTTTAGCACGAGCGGATAAATCTTCCATTACTTCCCAAGTAATATCATCACTTGGTCTTTCTATTCTTTTTAGTACTTGATGCATTTTTAGTTTTTTTAGGTTTTTTAGTAGCCACGTAACCCTGAGTTTCATTAAAGGTACGCTCTATTTCTTGCTCCTCCAAAAGAGGAAGCACATCAATAACTTCACGTGTGCTACACATATAGTACTTTGCCAATGCGTTTACTTGTTCCTGATTAATTGATTTGGTTGATTTTACATAACGGAAGAATGATTTGCTTTTTGGAAGTAATCCACAATAAAACTCATATAATTTACCTTTAGGCAATACATAACGTTGAGCAATATTCACTACGTCAACATAGTCGCGTTTCATTGAAATGAATCTATTAATCATGTAAGGATTAAATGATTCCTTAGCATCATCAGTAAATTCATTCCAAGGACGCTTTGCGCCAGTAATTTCATTTAACCAATCAAAAATTGTCATTATTCAGCTTTAGGCGTTCTCAAATCAGCAGGTAAAAATTCCTCATTAACGTGTCCACATTTTACACAGTAAAAAGTAGGAATAGGAATAATACCATCCTGAGTTGTGCCTGTAAGGAATTTAGATGCTTTACGCAATACTACTCCTTCCTGAAAGGCTTGGCTACCACATTCTTCACAGATGAGTGGAGTGGTTTTGTCTAACGAAATGTTGAGTTGAACTCTTTCTTGTGACATTTTATATTGTTGTTAATTTAGCAATGCAACCCATAAAATTGATTTCCTTATCTGGGGCTGTTACAGATTGGAATTGGTATTCGGCTATGGCAATAATAATTTCTGGTTCGCTATATTTTTCAAATAGCATTCTATATAAATTATTAAAGTCTTTTATATTATTATCTGCTACAATTTGTCTAATAGTAGCAAATGCATCTTTTTTATCTAATGCCTCTATAATTTGTTGAGGATAATTTACTTCTCCTAATTTATCCACAACTAAAGCATTTTTACGAACTGAACCTTGAATTGTGTTTAGAGCACGTCTAATATCAGGATATGTTTTTTTAACTATAATAGATAAATCCTTAGTATCAAATTCAATACCTTCCTTATCAAGAATGATGGCTAAATGTTTAGCCATTTGTTTAATTGGAGGTGAACTCAATTCATATATTGTAAGACGTGATTGTAATGGCTCAATAATACGTTCAACAAAATTACACGTAAAAATAAAACGTGTATTACCACTAAATGACTCGATAATATTTCTAAGTGCGGCTTGAGCATTA